TGTTCTTCAAATTATTGAGTCTGTTCTTAACAAACAACAAGAAAATATTCCTAACTTAATTAAGTTCATGCCTGCTAAATTCAAAGATATTTTTGAAAGCATGACTCCTGCTGAAAAGAGCCGTTTGGAAGCACAAGCTTCTTTAACTGTTCTTAATACTCCTTACCAAGTTAAAAACTTCTGGGAGAGCAGAGATTTAAGAGGAGTTAATGAAAGAATTTATTTCGAAAAACAAAATAAAAATGCGCAACATATCAACGAAAGCCAAGGTAGAGAAGGTTTTATCTCGATTGAGAAAGTTGCGGAACATCAAAGAGGTTATGGTAATGCATACCTCGACGCTCTAAAAAGAAGAGCACAAAACTAAAAAATTTTTAAAACAAAATGTCTACAAAAGTATTTAAAAGACTAAACGATTCTTCTGTTAAGTCAACTTGGACCCCAGTTTTAGAAAGCTATGGTGTAAACGCAGATTCACGTCCTTGGTTAGTAGATTATTGCCACTATCACGCAATGTTCGAAAACGCTGGTGCGATCAATGAAGCTTCAGTTGCTCCAGGCTTGTTCTATCAACAACCAGGTTCTATCAGTGCAATCGGTAACCCATTAGCTCCTACAGCTGCAGGTGCTGCTGGTTCAGGTGATAAATTCCCAAGTTTATTGCCAGTTGCTATTCAAGTAGCAGCAAAAACAATTGGTTTCGACCTAGTTGGTGTAGTTCCTATGGACTCTCCAGTTGGTTTCTTACCTTATTTGGATTATGTTTACCAAGGTGGTAACACAGATAAAGGATATGCTCCTTATTTGTTCAAAACTGCTAAAACTGATGGTGCTATGACAACTATCGACGGTGCTCAAGCTGATTGGACATTCGTTAAAGTTGGTGTTAGCCGTCTTGATGGTAAAAACATCTACAAAGTTGTAGCTGAACCAGATGACGCAACAACAACTTTGATCTCAGTAGTTGATGACGCTGAATTAGTATCTGCTTTAGAAAACCACATCTCTGGTTTCACTTCTTTAAGTGATGCTGATTGGGCTGACGGTTCTCCTGCAGTTTCTGGTCCTTTCTTAGGTGGTTCTGAGTACACTCAGACTATGTCAAGAGGAACTGGTGAAACTAACAAATTCCGTCAAATGGGTCTTAAAATGTTCACTAAGTTCGTAGAGGCTAAAACTTCTCAAGTTTCTATCTCTGCAACAGTTGAGCAAATCCAAGATCTTAACAGAGTTTGGAATTTCGACGCAATCTCTATGTTAGAGAACGTTGCAGTTAATGAGCTTGCTCAAACTATCAACAAAGAAATCGTTTCTAAAGTTAAAAACTTAGCAACAACTCACGCAACTGCAGCTGCTTCAGCTGAAGGTTACGTAGCTAGTGTTAACGTTCAACCTGGTACAGGTACTTTCGAAAACGTAACGACTTCTCAAAGAAAATTAGTTACTAAGATTCTTGAATCTGCTAACTTAATTTACCACAGAGCTCGTTTCGGTGCTGGTACTTTCGCAGTAGTTTCTGCTAAAGTTGCATCTGCTATGGCTGATGCTGCTGGTTACTCTATCGCTCCTTTCAACAATGATTTAGGTTCTGCTGCTGGAACTCTTTACCCTGCTGGTAAAGTTCACGGTTTAACTATCTATGTTGATCCTAACTTAGCGTTCAATAACAACACTGTTCTTATCGGACGTAAAGGTGCTGACGAAGAGCCAGGACTTAAATTCATGCCTTACATCATGGCAGAATCTCTTCAAACTATTTCTGAGGGTACTTTCTCTCCGAAAATCGGTATGAAGTCAAGATATGCATTGGTTGAAGCTGGATGGCATCCACAAACTCAGTATGTTCAATTCGATATCACTACTAACGGTGTTAACGGTGGACCAACTGGTTTAGCTTTCTTAGGTTAATCTTAATTGACTTAATAATAAAAGTAAAGCCCTCTTCGGAGGGCTTTCTTATTTTAAGAGGTCAGATAAATAACTAAAATAATTGTCTAATTAGGTAATTATAAAAAGAATTTAATCTGAGACCCCTGTCGGCCTTGATATTATTTTAATATGAATACTCATATTGAAGGATTGAAGAGACCAGGAGTGACCAGAGAAGATCGAGTAATTAAAAAAAGAACACAATAAAATGGCAAACCCAGTATTGTCTTACACAGAGTTCCTAAATGAAAAAATCAGTCACAATATGGCAACTATGCCAGCTGCTGGTACAAGATTAGGAAAAAGCGTTGATCCTAAAATGGCTAAATTAGATATGCCTAAAGGTTCTAGCGTTAAAAAATCAGTTGACGCTAAAATGACTGATCTTAAAGCTGCTAAAGGTTCTAAGATTTCTAAATCAGTTGATTCTAAATTAGAAGCAGCTAACCCTAAAGGTAAAGCTATTTCTAAATCAGTTGATCCAAGTTTTGGCAACTTAGTTATCAAAGGAAAGGCTATCTCTAAGTCAGTAGACCCTAAGATGGCTAACAAGCAAAAATAATTAAAAACTCGATGAGGATTACATTAAGTATACCTCGCAGCATTGTTCAGTACATGGACGAAGTTGGCGTGCCAATGCAAGAAAGAGCAGAGCTTTATGAAAGATTTGTATCATATGCAACTGGTCTAATGACTGGCGATGAGCTTGATCGTTTTGAATCGTATGCGGCTGATCATGAATCAGAATATGCTGGCGAATCAAGATCAATGACATTCGAGTCTTTTATTGCAATCAATGAAAAATCCAGAAATTCTCTTAAAGAATTAGTTGGAAAGGACGATGAAGAAGAATTGGACCTTGATGATGCACGTCGTATTGGAAAGAAAGTTTCTAGGATGACTGGCGATGATCGTAAGAAATTTGTTGGAATTATTAACTTCATGGGTGCAAGCTGCAGAATATACAATGAAATTTGGGCAAATTATAAACCAGTTGACCCAGAAAGAAAAGATTCTAATAAAGGTAAAGCCTTTAGAGGAGAAAAACCACAAGCATAATTAAATGAGCGTAATTTGCGAAATTTTTCAAAGTCATGAGCTTAAATGGCAAGTCCAAGACTGTGAGCCAAAATGGAATCAGAATGATCAAAAGACCGTTCTGCATAATTTTAATGTGTACCCTGATTTGGATTTCGTAGATGCACATGGTACCTCAACTTATGTTAAATACACTGGAGCTGATAAAATTAGAGAATTACTTCTAGAAATTCACAAAGTAGTTTGTGGACATGTTAATTCTAAAAAAGGTAAAGAAGAGCCTGCCAAAAACGAAGCGCTAGAGCTTCCAGCAGGTGGATCAAATTTACCTGCAGTTCAAGGAAGTAAGGAAGTTGCAACTATTCAAAAGCCAGGTTTGCCGGCAGTAGCACAAAAGGCTGGTTTACCAGCAGTTACGCAAAAACCAGGATTGCCTGCAACTATTCCATATGATGCAACTCAATATGCAAAGGAAGTTGAGCCAGAAGATCAAAAACTTTTACCTGCACCAAACGAATCTCTTTTTTATTGTTTAACAATGGAAGACGATTCTAAAGTAATACATACAGTTGAAGTTAAAGCTGGAACTGAACAGCCTACTGCTGAATCTCTAGTTGGAACCCAAATTGAAGAAAAAGGAAAGGTAAAGCTTGCGGCTGGCCCATTTAAAACTCTAGAAGAGGTTGAAAAGGAATGTGTAGCCGAAGAAAAGCCAGAGGAAGATTGCTGTAATTATTACGTAACAATTAAGACTGATAAATTACGAATGATTGAAGAAGGTTCTGGCGAAAAGAATATTAGATTTAGATACCTAATGTCTAATAATATGTTAAAGGATTTAGGTGAAGAAAAGGTATCAAACGCTGATAAATTTACAATCACTATTACGCCAGCTTCAACTGGATTAGCTAAATTATTTGGAGCAGGATTTAATATGAAGTTGGAAGATTTTCAAGTTGATAATCCAAGTTATCCAGGTAATCTAATTGTTGCAATTATTCCAACTCTAGATTTAGAATTATCTGGTAATGAGTCCTTACCATCAACTCAAACTGCAAAAACTTATAATGAAGTTAGTGCTAGAGAGTTAAAGCGTAGAATAAGTGAATTGGAGTTTAGCGATAGAGCAAAAACCATGACACAAGAAGAAAAAGATGCTGAATTTAGAAAACTTCTTACCAAATGGGAGGAAGATGAACGTCGAGATAAAGCATAAATCAATGAATAAATAAACAAAAAGGTCCAATATAAATGGCAGGTTTACCACATTTTAAAAATTCCGCAGTAGGTCGTAATCTATTTGAACCGTTATACCTTAACCAGTTTACGGTAATTATTACACCACCTGCATCAATCAACAATAATGCGATTACTCCATTAATAGTTGAACACGTAAAAGAACTTAGCGGCTTACCAGAACAAGCAGGTACAGGTACGGTTGCTGAACAGAAATACAGATTCTCTAAAAGATATTTTGCAGCAGCTGCTCCCAAAGAGACTGGTGCAAAGCTTGCAATTACATTTGAAGTCAACTTAAACGATGCAAATGAAATGTATATCTACAACCAATTTAGAGCATGGGCAAACTTAGTATATGATCCATTGACTGGTCGTCAAGGTCTTAAAAAAGATTATGCTCCAAACGGTGCTAATATCTATGTTGGTATTCACAACAGAGCCGGAGACATTTACAGAGAGTTTACATTTGCTCCAGTATTTGTTTATGCAACTGGTGATAGTTTAACTGAGGAAATGGCATTGAAATATGAAGGTGATGCTATCTACACAGCTAAATTCAATTTTATTGCTGATACTTACACTGAAACAAGAAACGGCCAATTCTAAAAATTTAAAACCTAAGCCAAATGGATATTTTTAACCTAAAAAGTAATGATGTTAAAGACTTTAAGCGTTTTATGGACATGAAAGCGCCTGCGTTCGGTGGACCAAACGAAACTGAGTCTTTTGATAAATCTAAAAGAAAGTCACTAAAAGAGTGGACTAATATTGTAAAAAGAGACCCTAACTTTGAAAATGGTGGTAAAAACCATAATAACGATGGTTACTGGAAAGCATTTCATAGTGATGTGCCAAGTCGTGCTGCCAAAGTTAAAATCGAAGAGCCTTTAAATACACCTCCAGCAATGGGAGTTACAATCGGAAAAGAAAGTCATGTTCCTCAATTTGAAAACTATATGTTCGAAGAAGACGCTGATGAAATTAAAGACGCAGATCTAGAAGAAACTCCAGAAATCGACGAAGAAGCTCTTGAAATGTTTATGGAAGAGTTTAGTGATGAACTAAAAGAAATTTTAGAAATCGCTTGCGAAAAGATGGAAATTGAAAAAGAAGAATGCGTTGAAATATTTAAAGCTGCAATTCAAAAAGTTTCAGAAATGCCAGAAGAGGACGAATCTGATGAAGAATTAGATGAAGACTTTGATACTATTACCGAATCAGCCGAAGGTGAAGAAACTTATGCAACTTACGATTTTAGAAAAGATGGACATATGACAGTATTTGCATATCCTCATCACAACGGAAAAGATACAAAGGAAAGTTTACGTGATTGGAAAGATAAAGATTCTGATAAAAGAGCCGTAAAATTCGTAAACGATTACAAAGAAGCACAAGCTGGTATTCTAAGATTAAAGAAAGCTAGCGAAGAATAATTAGAAATTAACTTAAATTAAAAAGGAGAACTTTATAGTCCTCCTTTTTTTATGTCTTTTAGTACGGCTTGAAACTCTTTATCTGGATCAATAACAGTAAAATCAAATTCTACCCAGCCATATGTAGTTTTTAGGAAATTAATAGAATTTAAAATACCAGTTGGAGAAAGCTCCGTATTTAAATAAATTAGCCTGGAATATTTTTGATTCTTTATTTTAATTACCTTATCAATAAGTTTAGAAATTTCATAATTTAATAAAAATGCCTGAACTTTATTTGGAATAAAGATTTCAGTTTGAAATTTCTCTTTTACGATCTTATTAATATTAAGAACGTAGTCACTTTTACATTTTTTAGAAAAGTGTTCAACGAATGTTTTATAATCTCTTACAAAAACAATAGTTAATTCTCTGGTTGCAATATCTTCTGTCAAAATACGAATGGAATTTTTTATTCAGATTCGGGTAGGATCTGAACTACATCAACCCCTGCCTTTTTTAAGAGGTCGAGACCGGCAGAATCTCTGTATGATTCCGAATAAACTACTCTTTTAATTCCTGCTTGAAGAATTAATTTGCTACACTCTCTGCAAGGAGACATTGTAACATAAAGAGTAGAACCCTCAGAAGATTGAGTAGATTTTGCAACTTTAGCTAACGCATTAGATTCAGCGTGCAAAACATACCATTTTGTTTCATAGTCTAAAAAGTTACCATCTGCATCAAATAAAGGATTTTCACATTCATTTTCAAAACCAGATGGGGTTCCATTATAACCATCAGCTATAATAGTGTTATTCTTAACTAAGAGCGCTCCAACTTTTTTACGACGAGCATTCGATAATTGTCCCCATTCTGAGGCCATTTTCATGTATACAAGGTCGTATCTAGTTATCATCGCCAAATTGATTTACGATCCAAGTTAGTAGATCTTCTTTTTCTTGTAATATTAAAATATCATCTTGATCATGTTCGATAAATTCAAAAATGTCATTAAACTCTTGTGTAGGGTGGCCTGACATTGAAACAAGATTTGTTTTAATTGAAGGTAATCTAGATGGAACAAATTCTCCAAGCAGCATACGATTAACTAGATCGTAATGTCTATCATAAACATGGTATGAATTTGCATGATGAGTATAGGTCCCTAGTTCTAGTTCTGGATAAAATTCTTTAAGGTGAGCAAGAGCCTGCATTTGAAGAGAGCAGAAAAATGCAACATCAGTTGGTGTACCCCAAATAGCATCATTCGATCTCATATAGACACTAAAATTTAGTTTATTATGTCTAATATGGAAAATTCCATACATTGTGCAAACGAAATCTTTATT